AAACAGAAGGCGCAACCTGTATTGATTGCCATCAAAATCTAGTGCACAAAGAAGTGACTGAGACAGACCTTAATGCCAGTTTAGTACAAGGCAAAATGGTACTGAAAGCAGAGAAAAAGAAAAGTGACGAGGAAGAAGAAGAGGATTCCGAAGGCAATTAGAAGTTAATATAAGGAGAGAAGCATCATGGCAATAGAGAAAAAAATACCCCAGGTACAACCAGAAGTGACAAACGAGGGGCCTGAGGTTGAAATAATAATTGAGATGGAAGAACCTGGTGGAATAGAAATAGAACTTGGTACACCTGATAAAGAAGAGGGTGAGTTTAATGAAAACTTAGCCGAAAGCATGAGTAGTGGAGAGATGGCTGAGTTAGTAGGAGATTTACTTGGTGATTTTGATGAGGATGTGTCGTCTCGTAAAGACTGGATGCAAACTTATGTAGATGGCCTTGAGTTGTTGGGAATGAAGTTAGAAGACCGATCTGAACCTTGGCCGGGGGCGTGCGGAGTATACCATCCACTACTAAGTGAAGCGTTGGTTAAATTCCAAGCCGAAACAATAATGGAGACATTCCCTGCGGCTGGTCCAGTTAAAACTGAAATAATAGGGGAGTACACAGTAGAAAAACGCGATGCGGCCAAGCGCGTAGAAGATGACATGAATTTTCAATTAACTGAAAAAATGCCTGAGTACCGACCTGAGCATGAAAGAATGTTGTGGGGCCTAGGCTTATCAGGTAATGCCTTTAAAAAAGTATATTACGATCCGAGCCTAGAAAGACAAGTTGCTATGTTTGTACCAGCTGAAGACATAGTTGTTCCTTATGGAGCATCAAGTTTAGAGTCCGCAGGACGTGTAACTCATGTTATGCGTAAAACTAAGAATGACCTGCGTAGACTACAGGTAGCGGGATTTTATAGAGATGTTGATCTAGGTGATCCATCTGACTCATTTGATGAAGTTGAAAAGAAGATAGCTGAAAAAATGGGGTTTAGAGCCTCATCTGATGACCGATATAAAATTCTTGAAATGCATGTTGACGTCGATTTGCCCGGGTATGAAGATGAAGATGAGAAGGGTGAGCCCACGGGGATAGCGTTGCCATATATAATAACTATAGAAAAATCCTCACAAACTGTGTTAGCCATACGACGTAATTGGAACCCTGATGATAATCTTAAACAAAAGCGTAATCATTTTGTACATTACTATTATGTACCGGGATTTGGGTTCTATGCATTTGGTTTAATACATTTAATTGGTGCATTTGCTAAATCAGGTACATCATTAATACGTCAACTTGTGGATGCAGGCACATTATCTAATTTACCAGGTGGCTTTAAAACTAAAGGACTAAGAGTAAAAGGTGATGACACACCTATAGCACCAGCAGAGTTTCGTGATGTAGATGTAGCATCAGGTACTATAAAAGATAATATAATGACTCTGCCGTACAAGGAGCCGAGCCAAGTTCTGATGTTACTGTTAGGCACTATTGTTGAAGAAGGTCGTAGATTTGCAAGTGCAGCAGATTTAAAAGTATCTGATATGTCAGCCAACTCCCCTGTAGGTACAACGTTAGCTATATTGGAAAGAACGTTAAAGGTTATGTCAGCGGTGCAGGCACGTATACATTATTCGATGAAGCGCGAGTTTAAGCTGATAAAAAATATTATTCGTGATTATACAGATGACGAGTATGAGTACGAACCAGGGGACGATACGCAGCACGCAAAACAATGCGACTACGATATCTGCGAGGTAATACCTGTCTCAGACCCTAATGCCTCTACCATGTCTCAAAAAGTAGTACAGTATCAGGCAGTAATGCAACTGGCACAACAAGCGCCACAATTATACGACCTTCCATTATTACATCGCCAGATGTTAGATGTGCTTGGTATAAAAAATGCGGCAAAGTTAATAAAATTGCCAGACGACGACCAGAAACCTAGGGATCCCGTGTCTGAAAATATGTCCATTATTAATAGTAAGCCTGTTAAAGCGTTTATTTACCAAGATCATCAGGCCCATATTGCAGTGCACACCGCGGCTATGCAAGACCCACAGATTGCCAAGCTTATGGGGCAGAATCCGATGGCACAAGCTCTGATGGCGGCAGCACAAGCACATATAGCAGAACATGCAGCCTTTGAGTATAGAAAGCAGATTGAAATACAGGCCGGAGTACCTTACCCAGCACCAGATGAAGAAATGAGTGAAGAAATGGAAGTGGATATTTCTCGTCTAGCAGCTGCAGCTTCACAAAAAGTGTTACAAAACAGTAAAGCACAGATGTCGCAACAGCAAGCGCAACAGGCGCAACAAGACCCACTTGTGCAAATGCAGCAACAAGAACTACAGTTAAAATCTCAGGACCATGCACTCAACGAGAAGAAACTGATGGCTGACACTGCAGCAAAAGCTGACCAACTGGAAGTTGAACGCGAACGCATAGCGTCACAGGAAAGAATTGCTGGGCTACAAGTCGGTGCAAAAACTGCGGCGGACAAAGCAAAACTTGCCGCGTCACAGCGTTCGGAAGGAGTTCGTATGGGTATAGACGTCGCACGTGAACTTTCAAATAAAGAACAAGGGAGGCTTAATGGTAGTAAGTGAAGGTAAGGCGTTTTATGCATATATTCACTATAAACCAGATTTTACACCTTTTTATGTAGGGAAAGGTTTGCTGAGAAGAGCAAAGTCCCTTAAGTGGCGGAACCATTACTACATGTCGACGGTGGGGAAGTATGGCGTGGGGAACATTCTAATTGGTAAATTTGAGTGCTCTACGGAGGCAAATGCGTTCAACCTAGAGAGGGGCATAATTAAATGCCTAAAAAAAGCGGGGGTAAAGCTCACCAATTTTACTGATGGCGGTGAGGGGGCGTCTGGTAGAGTTGCTACATCGGAAACGCGGGCAAAAATGTCAGCGTGGCAAATAGGGAGAACCCACTCAGAAGAAACTAAAGCAAAAATGTCAGCGTGGCAAATAGGGAAAGTACTCACGGCAGAACATAGAGCAAAAATATCAGTGGGGAACAAAGGAAGAATTTTTTCTGAAGAAGCGCGGGCAAATATGTCATCGGCACATATGGGGAATACTCATTCTGCAGAAACACGGGCAAAAATATCAGTGGGGAACAAAGGAAAAATTATTTCTGAAGAAGCGCGGGCAAAAATGTCGGAGGCGAAAATGGGGAATACTAACGCTTTAGGGGCAACTCGTTCTGCGGAAACGCGGGCAAAAATGTCAGCGTGGCAAATAGGGAGAACCCACTCAGAAGAAACTAAAGCAAAAATTTCAACTTCACAAAAATTAAGGAGAATCAATGGATCCACTTGATATAATCCTAGAAAAGTTAGTTGATCAGAAAAATAGAATGATAAACGATCTGGTGATCGGTAACAAGGATTTTGAAGCGTATAAACATAGCTGCGGTGTAGTCCGGGGTCTGCTTATCGCGATTAGCACTGTTCAAGACCTTAAAGAGTTAATGGAGGGAAACGATGACTGAAGAAACTATTGAAGCAACAAATGAAGAGAAGGCGAAACAACTGCCCGACCCAACAGGGTATCACGTGCTATGCGCGATCCCCACAATAGAAGCAAAGTATGATAGTGGTATTCTTAAGGCAGACAAGGTGCGGCAATTTGAAGAAGCTTTAAGCACAGTGTTCTTTGTTATAAAACTTGGTCCAGATGCATATAAAGATCCTGTGCGCTATCCGTCCGGACCTTGGTGTAAAGAGGGAGATTTTGTTTTAGCTAGGCCCACTTCTGGTACTCGTTTGAAAATTCATGGCAAAGAGTTTAGAATCATGAATGACGACAGTATTGAAGCGGTTGTACAAGATCCAAGAGGCATTTCACGTTCATAGTGCAAATCGTAGTAAAGGCAACCACACTGCCACATTTTAAAGGAAAAAGATAACATGGAAAAAACTGAGTTTGAATTTCCAGACGAAGTAGAAATTGATGTAGATGTAAAGGCAACAGAAGACGGGGCGGAGATATTTATAGATATTGAAGATGATACCCCCAAAGAGGATCGAGGTAGAACTCCGCTACCAAAAGAACTAGTTGAAGAACTGGAAAAAGATGAGTTAGAAGAATATTCTGACAAAGTAAAAACTCGTCTTAAGCAGATGAAAAAAGTTTGGCATGATGAGCGCCGTGAAAAAGAACGGGCTATGCGTGAACAAAATGAGGCAGTATCTTTTGCTCAAAGAGTATTAGAAGAAAATAAAAAACTTAAACATACTTTATCCGAGGGGACAAAAAGTTACAATGAGACCTACAAAAATGCTACTGAGTTGGAGCATACAGTGGCTAGAAAAGCTTATAAAGAAGCATATGAGGCAGGTGATTCTGATGCATTGATGGAGGCGCAAGAAAAATTAACAGAGTCTTCTTACAAGCTTCAACGTGCAAAAGAATCAAATTCTCCTTTACAAAAGGAAGAAAGTAGTGTATATGTGGGAGCAGAACAATCACAATCTCAAGTGCCCCTTCCAGATGCACGGGCTTTAGATTGGAAAGAAAAGAATACTTGGTTTCAACACGATGAAGAAATGACCGCGTTGGCACTAGGCTTAGAGCAGAAATTAGTAAGACAACATGGTTCTCGTTTTGTGGGCACAGAGAAATACTGGAGTACCATTGATGAGACAATGCACAAAAGATTCCCTGATTATTTCGGGGGGGAAGCAACAACAACGCAGACCGGGGGCGGCAAGCCCGATTCGCGCACAGGAACACGTCCTGCCACAGTGGTTGCTCCTGCGACTCGTAGTACATCTTCCAAACGGGTGTATTTAAAAGAGAGTCAACTAGCGTTAATAAAAAAGTTAGGAATTTCTAACGAAAAATACGCTAAAGAATTCCAAAAAACTTCAACGGAGAGCTAACATGACAGACAATAAAAATCTTGCACGCGAATTAGATAAACGTACTAATGTGGAACGTCCTAAACAGTGGACACCCCCTGAGTTACTTCCGGAACCGGATAAAGAACCAGGATATGCTTATCGTTGGATTCGTATTTCTACACTTGGACGCGCTGATCCCCAAAATCTTTCCTCAAAACTAAGAGAAGGGTGGGAACCCGTTAAAGTAGAAGAACAACCCAAGTTCCAACTGTTGGTGGATCCTAATAGTCGGTTTAAGGACAATATTGAGATCGCCGGGTTATTGCTTTGTAAGACCCCAGAAGAAATGGTACAACAACGAAGTGATTATTACTTAGATGTTACCCAAAAACAAATGGAGTCTGTAGACAATAGCTTTATGAAACAGAATGATTCCAGGATGCCTCTCTTTTCAGAGAAAAAATCTTCGTCATCATTCGGAAAAGGAAAATAAACTTAACTTTTGGAGTTTTTAATTATGGCTTACCCTACAGTATCAGCACCCTACGGGCTTCGGCCGGTAAATCTGATAGGCGGACAGGTTTTTGCAGGGGCTACCCGTCAGATGGAAATTGCTTCAGCTTATGCTACTAATATATTTTATGGCGATTTTGTCAAAAGAGTTATTGGTGGTACAATTGAAAAAGATACAGGCACTACTGCTAATACCCCTTGTGGTGTATTTTTAGGTGTTACTTACACCGCAGCAAATGGAACTGTAACACAGTCGCAATATTATCCAGCATCTGTGGCTATTGTTTCTGGTACTAAAATTTATGCTACTGTTGCAGATGATCCTGACACTTTATTTAAAGTGGCTGTCTGTTCAAGTGGTGTAGTAATGGCTACCGTTACTCAAAATGCAATCGCTACTAATATGTCTATATTAGCTACTGCGGGAAGTGCAACTACTGGCAATAGTAGTTATTCAGTTTTAAGCACCTCACCAGCGGTTACTAGTACATTCCCAGTACGTGTTATCGACGTTGTTCCTGAAACCGCTACTTCTACTACGACTTACGCAGAAGTAATTGTTAAAATCAACTTTGGTATTCATCAATATAACAATGCAACAGGTCTAGCTGTCGTATAAAGGAGTAATTTAAATGGCTATTTCACGCGCACAGATGTTGAAAGAGCTCCTTCCGGGGCTAAACGTGTTGTTTGGTAATGAATATGAACGATACGGAGAAGAACATAAAGAAGTATATGAAGTTGAAACTTCTGAACGTTCTTTTGAAGAAGAAACAAAGTTGTCTATGTTTTCTGCCGCACCTGTTAAAAACGAAGGTTCTGCCATCGCTTATGACAATGCACAGGAAGCTTGGACTGCTCGCTACAACCACGAAACTATTGCCCTTGGCTTTTCGCTGACGGAAGAAGCAATCGAAGATAACCTCTACGATACTTTGTCCTCACGTTATACCAAAGGTTTAGCCCGTGCTATGAGCTACACGAAGCAAACTAAAGGAGCTGCAGTTTTAAACAATGGTTTTTCATCTTCGTACAAAGGTGGTGATGGAGTTGCATTATTTTCTTCTTCACATCCTCTTGTATCAGGCGGTACTAACGCCAATCAACCAGCTACAGCTGCTGATTTGAATGAAACTTCTTTGGAAGCTGCGGTTATTCAGATTGCTGCATGGACAGATGAACGTGGGTTGTTAATTGCTGCTAAACCACGTAAATTGGTTGTTCCTCCTGCATTAATGTTTGTTGCTACTCGGTTGCTTGAAACTGAATTACGAACTTCAACCGCTGACAATGATATTAACGCATTGAAGAACAATGGCTCGATTCCTGAAGGATATTGTGTTAATCACTTCTTGACCGACACCAATGCTTGGTTTCTAACTACTGATGTTCCTAATGGTATGAAGCACTTTATTCGTGCCGCACTAGGTACTTCAATGGATGGCGACTTTGATACGGGTAATGTTCGGTACAAGGCAAGAGAACGATATTCGTTTGGATGGAGTGATCCTCTAGGAATGTGGGGATCAGCCGGAGCGTAGTAGAATCAGGTATTTAGCATCACTAACCCCACCTAATACGTGGGGTTTTTTATTGTGCTTGACTTTATACATATAAAGTGGTAAAAAGAGAATAGCCCAAGATTTAATTTTACCATATAGACTGACTTGGCAGACGTTATAGAGACTATATGGGTAACACGTGCTATAACACAGGAGACATATTATGGCAAAGTCAACATTTCAAGGCCCCGTTAAGTCATTAAATGGCCTTATCGGTTCAGGTCCAGGTAACGTAGTAACTCTCGCAACTTCCACTCAATTAACAGTAGACGACCACGCAGGTAGGTTAATTCGAGTCAATGCTGCTGCAATAACTCTTACACTTCCACTAATCAATGCTACTGCGTTTAATCCAGCAGATGGCCCTGGTTTTGCACCATCAGGTTTAAATAATCAAGGCGCAACATTCAACTTTCTTATTACTACAGCATCAACCACATTAATTATTACTACTTCAGGCACTACTGATAAATTTTATGGGTCTATTTTTGCAGGTATAGACGCTGCGGCTACTGGTAAAGTATGGGTTCCAGCCGCAACTAATGCAGTTATTACTCTTAATGGCACCACTAAAGGCGGGGTTGTTGGAAGTTTTGTAACTGTTACCGTTTCCAGTGCGCTTGCTTGGTTTGTTAATGGAAGAACCATTGCTAGTGGTACTATAGTAACTCCATTCTCTGATTCTTAATTTTAGGGGGTTAATATGCAATATGACGTCTTAGCGTCGGCCCCTTTGACTGCAACAGGTCAGGTTACTGATAATGCCAGTAGCCCTAATAATTTAACCAGGTTGCGTATAAAAGGGCTTTATTACGTAAGTGGTGCTACTGCGGGATCAGTTGTTTTTAGGGATGGGGGTTCAGGTGGGTCAATACTGCTAACTATGAATACACCTGCTTCTACCGCTAGTGGCGCAAATTACATTATTATGCCGGGAGAAGGGATTTTAGTTAGTACAAACCTTCACGGTACAGTAACAACAACTACATCAGT